TCATCTAAAGAAACAACTTTAGATTTTGCATCTAAAGAATATTTTTCAGCAGACTCAGGTCTACCTAGTTTATCATAAACTTCATTCCAGGCTTCTTCTGTAGAATTGTTTGTAGGTATAGCAAGTTTATCTTGACCAATCATCTTTGTAGCATTGATATAACTTTTAGCTAAAGCATCAATCTCTGTAAATTTTTCTATGTTTGGGTCTTTTCTATACTCTTCACTAATAGAATCTTTCCATGTTGATTGAGTTGTAGATTGTGTTGTTGATGTTGTTACTTCTTGTTTTGTTTCTTGTGTTGTAGGTTTAACTGTTTCTGTAGATGTTTCTGTCTTTTCTACAGGCACAGTTTCCTGTGTTATCTGTTCGCTTGACATTGTTATTTACCTTTTTCGTTATCGTTTTGTAGCATTGCTTTTATAAATAGAAGGATGCTACGTTGTCCTTCCATATATGCACTCTCATGACTATCACCTTTTACATTGGTAGTCGTATGATGGTGGCATCTCTTTTCTAAATCAGACATAACTGATTTGCCTTCGTCTGTATTAAATATGTATTGATAATTTTTTTTTAAATCTTTAACGTACTTTTCAAAATTTTTTTGTTTCTCTTTAGCTTCACCCATTATTCTGTTTCAGCATTTGCAACTACTTTTGCTTCTTCAGGTAAGGCTTTTGCTAATGGTGCTATGTCTCCACCTGCTTTTGCTACTTGTTGTAATTGTTGCAACTGTGTTTGCTCCTGTTGTTGTGCTTGTTGTTGTTGTCGTTCTGCATTAACTTGACTTTGTGATTTTAAAATTTTTTGCGGCACACCTACAATATCAGCTAAGTGTTTTACAAGATTATCAAAATTAACATAGTCAAATACAGGAGCTACATTAGCTAAACTTCCCATGATTTCAATAGCTCTCATGATTGATTGTAACTCTGTGGATTTCTGTGCTTTAGCTAATGGTGATACATATTCGATTTCTATATCTTGACCTGATAAAAATTCAGGTGCTTCAGGTAATTGATTATTTCTAAGTAAAATATTGAATACTCTATCAATTAAAGGTTTTAATAATTCTGATTGTAATCTACCTAATACAGGACCAAGTAATCTCATCTTTTCTTCGTTTCGCTGTATAACTTCTGTTGCTGTCATTTGTGGTCCTTGTTGCAACATCAGTTGGTTTACATAAAATACAGCTCTAATACTTTCTCTTCTTTGCTGTTCCATGTTCAAACCTAAAGGATTGTTTGCACCGATATTTAAAGGTTCAATTCTATCTCTTGTACCTGATCTATAAAAATTTAAACCACCTGGTACAGTTCTTACAGGTAACAAGAAGCCATCATCAGGTACAAGTAAAGGTGGGTCTACTTGTTTCTGTGCAGCTTTGATTGTTGTCTTTGCCATTTCATTTAACATCTTTACATCAGGCAATGCTGTCATCGCTGGTGATCTTCCGTAAATTTCATGTGATGCTTTTAAATATCTTGGCACAACAAATGGAAACTCTTTAAATCCTGATACGGATAGTTCGTTACCATTTTTATATTCGAAGTATACTGATTCGAATGGCATATTCTTTGTATCTCTTTTTGTAGGATCAAAATCACTTCTTGGATAAACTGCGTGTAGTATTTCTATTTCTTTGTATGGGTCTTTTTTTTCCATACTTACGACATCTTGCGATACTGCTTCACCAAACTTTTGTACTAAACCTCGTGCTGATAATTTAAATCTTCTATAGATGGTATCTATTCTACCTTTATCATTCTCTGCAATGTAAACTTCATCAATGTGTCTTGTAGAAAATTTTATAAAATCTTCATCATCTTCTTCAATAAACATTGCGGCTGTACCAAAGGTAATGAGGTCATGATACAATTCAAAGATTTCTTGTTGAAAGTTTGATCTATTGAATGCTGTATACATTGCGTCAGTAGATGCTTCTAACCATAGCTTTGCTTCATCTTCATTATCAATATCTTGATTTTTAAATCTTAATGTAAACCATGGTGTTGAAGGATTAGTAAGCATCCCATGTAACGATGCTGCTAATAATTCTAAGGCTTGTAAAGGAGAACTATCAAAAATAAGTTCCATTCTTTTATCACCACGTGATCTTTTTTTTGTAACATCTGATTTTCTTGGCATCATATAATCTGCAACTTCTTGCCAATGCGTTTCCCAGTTTTGTCTTTGACCTGACAATCTTTCAAAACGTGATAATAATTTTTTTGTTAAATCTGTTTTTGCCATTATCTTCCTAATATACTTGGTCTACCTAATGTTACTGTTTCTTCTTCTATACCTCTTGGTCCAGTTAATACAGTCATTGATCTACCTTTTGCTTTTGTTTTTCTTGCATCATATCCATCCATGCTAGTTGCTGTAGCTTGAGAAACTTCTGCTGTAGTCGGTGCGGGAGTTGGTGGTGCAGGAGGTTTCGGTGGACTAAAAATTCTTGTTACTGCTCTTGCTGGACTTCCTCCCATATTATGATCCTAATAAAGTTTTCTTTTCTGTTTCCGCTTCTTCGGTATCGCCTAGCGGTCCAGTTAAGATTGTTGATTTTCTACCTTTTCTTTTTCTTTCCATAGCTCTTTGCTCTGATGCTATTCTATCTTTTTCTTCTTGTGATAGTTCTGCTGATGGTGGTTCAGGTAAAGGTTGAACTGGTGGTAAAGGTGGCATTTTTGGTTTAAATAGTGATCCCATATTATATAATCCTGTATTCGTTATCTGCTACACTTTGAGGTGCAGCTTGTCTAGTATTAATTTCTTGTAAACCTACCGCTAAGTATCTCATTGCATCACACGCATGAGACGACCAATCGTGTACAGGTTTACTTCGGAACATACGATTTTTATCTATATACTTCCGATGATAATGTCTTAACGCATCTATTAGTTTTTTGCAATGGTCTGTATCAATCCAACATCGAGGAAGCACCATGCTTGTAGCGTGTATGCCATCTTCTAAAGGTATTTTTGGTACGACTTTAAACCTTATTCCTAATTGATAGGCAACCTCTCTCCTGGTCTTACCATTACTAAAATCAGTAACTTCTATATCATGCGGAGCATAGTGATCTTTATAAACATAATCCTTATCTTTGATCATCTGAATATAATGCGGTAAGCCTTGACCTCTCTCTTCATGATAGTCAATAATATTGATAGCTCTACCTAACTGTTGATAGAATATGATAGCACTATGATCTGAGACTCCTAAATCCCAAGATGTCGATACGGGTAAACTAGGGTCATAAGGTACTCGTGTAATATGTTTTTTATTTTCTAAATCAGCTAGTGCATCCGCATAGATCGCACCTTCTATGTTTGCAATCCAATCACATTCAAACTCTTGTAGATATTTCTTCTCACCCATAACTTCTTTTGCTTTGATCAACTCTTCGTTATCTACAATTTTAGTTTCTGATGCTTTAGCTTTATAATTAAACCAATCTTCTGCTCCTTGTGCGTGTTGATAGAGTTCATAAAAATTATTATTCATACCTTGTGGAGTACCAATAAAAACACAGTAACCCTTTCTATCGGATAGTGCTGGTCTTATAATCTCAGGAAATAATCTTTCGTTTACGTTTGCATACTCATCAATCACACAGCCATCAAGGTATATACCTCTCAAACCATCTGAGTTCTCTGAGCCTAGCAAAGTAATACGAGAGCCATTAGGTAAATCTACTCGTAGCTCTGTTTCATTAAACTTGGTGTGTGGAATCTTGGCGGTAAACTGTTTCATATAATCCCAAGCGATAGACTTAGCTTGTTTGAATGTTGGTGCAATGTAGGCAAATCTTGGGTTTTTTTGTTTCGATAATAAGGCAGAACGTATAAGATGATTAATCATGCACACAGTCTTGCCGAACCTTCGATGACAAACTAATACATTCCATCTGAACCTTGATATTTCTCTATGAAGAAAAGCCTGATGCTTTCTTGGCGTATAGGGTATTTTAATCTGCATAATCTTTTAGTGGATTAGTTTACTAGGCATATTTTCACCTAGGCTGCCATATTCAAAATTCATTAAGCTCATAGCATAACTAGCATAAAGTTCAGCTGATTCGTTATTATGAAAGCCAAATATCTTTATGACCAAAGTGTGTTTCTTTGGATCAATGTAAACTATTGAGTCTAAATCATCTTGTATGTAATTCCACATATACTACTACATATAGTAATTATTCTAATAATGAAAGGATGGTCTGCCAAGGTGAATAAGTGGCTGTCTCTGTAAGGGTGTCCTCTAGTCCCATGTATATAGTAACAACAGCGGCGACACGATATATGGGATATATGGGGGGTAAGACATTCTAAAAATGTGGCAACAACTTGTCAATATTACTATTGATAACTGATGATTACCGATAACAATCATTATCGGAACATTATTTTTAAGCTAATTGTGTCCGATACTCATATTGCGAGAAATCGGCAATGCTCGTTGTATATGATGATACTAACTATTCAACCTTCTCAATCTTAATATATTTTAACAAGTCATGACCTTTTTTATTTTTATACTTTACAGATATAACCTGACCTTTATTAAATTTATTGTTTAATTGTTTTAATAGCTTTTTATAACTCATAGCTTTTAATGTTTTTTGGTTCCCTTGCTCATCTTTAATATTATAAATAAACTTCATAAGTGTTGTAAATATATCACACTTCCTGGACTGTTGCATTTATATCACAGTTAGTGTTGCATTTATATCACAATCCTGGCGACCCATTTTGAACACAATATATATTTACTTTTAATACTATAACCATTATGGTAAATCAATGATAAACAAAACAACAAAAGGAAAACAATGAGCAATAAAACAACAATGCACCAATTAGAAAAAAATCTAATTGAAGAACTAAACGACAATAAAGAAGAAATATTAGAACATGAATATCCTAGTGATTTAATTCACGAATATGCGGATGGATGGATACCAATATATAACAGCGATCTAATAGAAGCATTATCAAGTGATCATTCACTATCAAATGTAGATGATACTGGATTGTTACCTGAAAATCCTAGTGTTCACGACATCATAAGAACAGCAATATATGAAAGACTTATTGGTGTAGCTTATGAATGGTTGAATGACAATGAAAAAAAAGATGTTGCATAATAAACCAAAATGGTTAATATAAACTTAACAAGGGGAAAAAATGAAAAACAAATATGTACAAATAAAAGACTTTGCACAAGGTAAAGACTTTGATTTTTTTACTAACTTTAGTGATCAAGTCTTAGTCAATAAAACAATTAAAATAAATGATGTAGGCAAGGATTATTTTGATTGTTTAACTGATGATGAGCAAAACTACGTTCAACAAATGCCAAAATATGCTCATCTTGATTACGATCAAGTCATTGAGCAATACGATAAAGATGTACTTCCAACTGTTATAAAAAGAGAACGTGCTAATGGTTGGTTGGTTGATGATGAAGGGAACATTATAGGGGTACAAAAATGATACAAGCAATATACTTCGCATTATGCTTTGCAATAATGTTCTTAGGATTGATCATTGCTATACATATTCATACTTGGATAGGTCTTAGCATAATGATCTTATTCGGCATAAAGTTTATGCTGCAACTACCAAACAACGAGGGGGAAGATGAACGACATATTAAATAAAAAAGAAATAAAAAGACTTAATGAACTTGGTAAGTCTATAAGTATATCATTAGATTTAAGATTAACTGACTTAAATGGGATCGGTATACCTTCACGGACAAATAGATTTGCTGCAATAGAAAGTATGATTGAATATTTAAAAATTCATAATTATAAAATTACAAATAAAAAAAGGGGGAAAGATGAAAAATAAACTATCTCAATGGTTGATTGACTACGTTAAAAAAAAGAATGGAGTTGATCTAACCAACGTACCAAGCGACAAATCCTGGACAGAGCTAAACCCATTTAAGTACAGCATAAGACTTGGTTTTCATGTCATGAAATTCATAGATCAAAAGCATAATAAAGAGAAGGAGGACAAATGAGTAGCGAGAAGCTCAAAAAAGAATATGTAAAATTAGAATTATTACATAGTCAATTAGATGAATTAATAAATGGAAATACATTGACTATTGATGAATTAAAAATTTTACAATCTTTTGTTGAGGATATAAGAGAAAAACATTTTACAAAAAAAGGTGTATTAAAATATGGAAAGTTATAAGCAATTAATATTATTAATAATTACTTTTATTGCTGTCATGGGTTGGCAACTATGGAAGGATAAAAAGAAAAATGACTATTGGAAAAAATATAGACGTTCAAAAGGTTGGGATTAAAGAGCTACAAAGATTGACGTTAATTAATATTCTTAAAAGCAAGGGTGTTATTTATCGACACTATCAGTTAAAGTTTCAGAAGAAACATCAATTAAGTCGGGAGTATCTTCCCAAGTTATAGTCATTCGTTGATCTATATTCTGTTTGATAGGTTTATTATCTGAATATAAATCTGTGAGCTTACCAGCAAGATACTGAATGAACCTAGTCTTTTCTCTTATCCATAATATTTGGTTTGGGTTCTCTACTTCTTGATGATTAAAGACTTGAAGTAGCTTATCAATTAAGGTTTGGATACCTATCT